TCGTCAATCACCTCAACGCTTTTGAGAGTGTCCAGGAATTTTTCGGAGTCCGGTGGGTGGACTTCCTGACCTGAACGCTCCAGGACTTTCCAAGCCAGCCAGTAAATGTCGGTTGCCCGTTCATTTTCTCGAAAGATCTTGGAGAATCCTCCCTTGGCGTACTTCTCGAATGCCACCTCGATCGTAGGCGTGATGGGAAAAGTTTTGATTTCCCCATCCGCCATCGTGATCTTAAGTTGTGCCATGTTGTGTCCCTTTCAACTTGGATTTATGAAGTGGTCATTGTGACAACGGAATTGAGTTGCCAGGAAATCGTTTGCGTACTCATGTCTCCAACGGCTCCATTTACAGGGGTAATTGAATCCACGAATACTGTGAAGGAATAAAGCGGGTTTGCTGCAGAGGTTGCTGCGCTTGATTGTTGAAGTGTGCAGTAGTAGGTGTTACCGACCGCCGAGTTAAAGAGTTGCAAGGTTTTGTTGGACGCATCGTCGTTAAACACTTCAAGATCGAGCTGACCGGATTGCAAACCCTGAACGTACTTGTGGGAAAGATCGCCCATGGATGTGATTTCCAGAGCGTCATATTTCCAGGTCAAAGTGGCGCTGGAAACTATGCTGCTGAGATTGTTGGTGGGCGAGGCTGCGGAGCCAAACTTGAACACCACGCCGTTGTTGAGATAAACCGCCATGTTCTATTCCTCGTCTTTCTTGGTTGATTTGGTGGTGTTGTTCGCTTGGATCATGCCAAGACGCAGGAGCCACGGTATGTCTTGTGACTCCAAATCTTTGTCGCTGACTGTCTGCCCGAGTTTGAATCCCTCGAGGTTGCTTGCTATGACTAGGTAACTCATATTAACTCCATGAGGTAAGGGTTTCAACGGATACGTCGCAAGTGAGGAGATCACCGGACGGAAGGGACATGACGCGAGGTTGTGAAATGCTGCTGATGTTGTAAGTCGTGTTTTGAATTAACGGGATAAGAGCTTGGATCATGTTTTCAACCCCAGCAAGGTTTCCTTGATTGTCGAATAAAGGAATTGCCAGCTCGATTTTGAAGCGAACTTTGAGCGATAAGGCTGTGGTGTTGTTGATTGGTTCGACATAGGGATCGTCTGGGGTGATGGAAACGCTGTTGGCTGTGACGGTTGCCGGTGGGAATGCGTAGGTGCTCCACACGCTGGGGTTGGCGATCGCTGTGGCGAGTGCTGTGCGGAGGGTGGCGAAAGACATCAGCCGACCATCGCCGAAGGAGCAAGGTACGGGGCAAGAAGTCCACGCACCGTTGCCATGAGCGCAAAGCCCATCTTGAAGGGTTGTGGGACACCAAAGTCGATGGAGGAGGCACCGTTGCCTGGGGCTTGCCGTGATTGCCAAATGTTGATGGCGACCATGAGGCTGGCTTCTCTGACGGCTGGCACGCTGGCGTATGCGGTGCCGTGTTCGGTTGCTGCTGCCTTACCGTATGGGCGAACAAGGTGAGTCAAGTCATTGCTAGCTGTTTTGGCGTATTGAATGTAGGAGATCCCGGACTGGGTGAGTCCTGAGTAATTACCCCACGCAAATGCGCCTGTCTGATAGATCGAGGTGTTCCAGAATTCGCCGGAGGTGAGTCCGGTGATGGTGTAAGCCCCGTTATAGGTTGCCCCGCAGCTGGTGATTGTCACGGTCTGCCCAACGTTGAACACGGGTGTGGAGGCGATCGCAATGGTGGCGACGTTGTTGGTGAGTGAGGTAGCGATGACGGGTGCCGTGTTGTGCCACAGCATGACGTCCACAAGATCTTGAGCCGCTTGCGCTACTTCTTCAATCGTTGCGTCAAGGTAAAGGCTACCGATCCCTAGAGCAGAACGCAGTTCTGCCATGGTGACGTATGTTGCCGCCATCGCTACCTCCTTCCAAGTGTCCCGTAGAAGCTGCCCCCGCAGTTGGGACGGATCTGCGGGGACAGCGGTCGATTATGTGAGGTTGAAGCGTTGTAGACCACCGGCGACAAGGGTCTTTGTCGCAAAGTAGCCGTAGAGCAGCACGCTGATTTCACCTGTGGCGACCACATTCACGGAAAGCGTCAGCTGCGGGCTTTCATAAATTGCGATTGCGGATGGCGTGACGATAAATGCGCAATCATCAATTGTGGTGGCAACCATGTTGGCATCAACCCAGAGGTCAAGACCCATGACATCTCCACGGAGTCCGCGTGGTGAGGATTGACCGTTGGCATTCATTGGCTGGCTGGCATTGAAGATTGAACGCCCCGTGGTATCGAGGCTGCCAATCAAAAGTGACCAAACGCTAGTGCCTGCAATAAATGCGTTGGCAGTTTCGCCTGCTGCTGCATAGACCGCTGGAGCAGCTTGTGCGACGTAGGCTTGGATGCCTGCAATGGTTGCAGCTTGCGTGGATGCTTGCGTTCCACCGGAAACGATTTCAGCAATGACGGCGGCGTCAGATGCTTTGGCGTATGCGCGGGTGCAGTTTTCCATCATGGCGGTGAAGAACGATGGGTCAGAACGATCCAAGAGTTCCGTTGACATGATCTGGGTGCCAGCGAGCTTTACGACAGTTGCGTTGACGTACGAGGAGACGATCTGCGTTGATGCGGTTGATGCACCTTCCGCAACGGTTCCAATGGTGGCATTGGTCGTAATTTTTGGGTGCGCAATCGTCATGCCTGAGGGACTGAGTGGACGTGCGCCACCGAGTGCGTCAATGGTGGGGCGAGTCATAACTGACGTGTCGATGACCTGTGAAACGAATTGCGTGGGGCTGAATGCAGGGTTGGTGGTAAATGAATCGTTTGCTGCATAGAGGCGTTGGGCTTTGGCGTCTGCTGCGCGGACGTAAAGTGCTGATTCGTCGTTGCCCATAGTTGCTTTGATGGTGTGTTGAAGATAAGTGCCGGAGTCAAAGATCGGACTGCGTACTTCCGTGTATGCGACTGGGACACGACTGCGTGAAGCCTCGACCACTTCTGGCTCGACTTCTGGGGTTGCTTCGCTCATCGAAGCCTCGCTTTCATTGGTTGGGGTTTCTTCTGGATCTGTTTCACTTGCAGCTACCGAATAGACGGCAGCGGACTCGAACGCAGCGCTCTCGACGAGGCTGACTTCTTGAAGGTCACTCTGGCTGACGTACATGACGCCATCAGAGGGTTTGGATGCTTTGACGTCTACGCCCACACTCAGCCCGGATTTGAGTCCAGATGCAGCGAGCTCGAGGGCGTCGTTGCCTGCGGTCGTGTTGGCAATCTTGAATGACGCCATAATTCCGGCGGTTGTAATTTCGTGAGAGATCATCGACCCAAGGACTTGGCGGTTATCGTGGTCTGCAAAAAGTTTGGTTTTGCCTGCGCGAATGGTGATGCTCCCGGGTTCAAAGACGACTGCTCCGGCGCTGGTGTTGCCGGTGGCACCAAAGGGAACGATCAAGCCGGTGATGGTGCGTGTTTCGCTATCGGCGGCAGTTATTTCTGAACTGAATGTCATTTTCATAGGTAGGTTGCCTGGCTTCCTTCGGAGGGTGCGAGATCTTCCATGACTCGCGCTTGTTCGACTGTGATGAGGTTGAGAGTGAGCATCTTTTCGAGGACGTTGAGGCGAGTCATGGGATCTGATCGCAAGAATGATTCGTTGATTTCTGCTCGGACGTATTGTCCGCGTGGGCAAATGTCATCCATGGAGAGCCGAGATTCGATGGCGGTGATGTAGCCCATGAGTGAGATGTCCACCAACTGACGGCGTTCGTCTTGGATGTTGGAGTAGACGTCGCTGGAGTTAATGTCAGCTGACAGGTAATGCGCGGGCAGATTCATCAAGCGACTGATCTCGGTCGCAAAGTATTGGCGCGCCGCGTTCCAGGCTAGATCTTCGGGCGAAAATTGTGTGGGTTCAAATGACAAGTTTTGAGTCAAATATGCGGTGGATTTGTTTTGACGTGCGTTGCGCCAAGTGGCGAGGAGTCCAGCGATCTGATCCTCTGGAAGATCTGCTCCATTGTTTTTGATAATGCCCGACGGGATAGGCGTATTTGCCGTGAGCGCAACTGCCTTCTCCAAATCGAGAGCTGCCTGAATGGTGCGACCGCCACGCGCAAGGACTCCTCCACCGTTCAACCCCTGGAACGTAATCAGGCTACCGTTGCCGTTTTGTGGGCGTTCGGCACCGTCGACACGATAAGAGAGGACTTCGGATTGTGATTTGTTGAGTTTGGGTGAGACACGGGTGGGGTCAACGAACCCGAAACGGGCGGGGCGTCCGTCGGCTGTGTAAGTTTCCAAAACTTCCCAGTAGGCGACGTCATAGAAGATCAACGAGTCAAGGGTGGCTGCCATGGTGGCGGCGCGTGGTTGCCGATAGTCGGGCTGGCGCAGCCAGAGAGGTGCTTCAAGTTTGACGTCATCGGTGGCGCGATACATGCAGTATTCCAGCGGGGCGATGATGTTGACGACAATGTTGCGGCATCGGCTTACTGATGGGACGGCAAGAGCTGCGGTGCGGGAGATGGGTGCTTGTTGATATTCGCCTACCCAGTTGGATGAATAGCTGATGGGGACTGCGTATTCGGCGCGAATTTGTGCTTGTGATTCTGGCGCAGGGCGCGTGTCATTAACGAGACGCAACGATGACAGCAGACCCATGTGCGGATTGTTTCACATGAAACGGATCGTTTTGTTTTTTTGAACGATTGTTCAGGTTTGTCAGCGATTCTTTATATTTCAATAATGCGAGCTGTTTGTCGTGGCTTTGTAGCAAAGTGGATCACCATTGCCATAGCGATCGCAGCTGATACGTCGCCCATAGACTTCCTGCGCACAATACGCCACCCACCATCTGAGGTGGGTTTGGTTGCGCATGACATGACGTGGTCGATGAGTTCTTGTTGTCCGGCGTGGACAATTCTGCCATGAGTCATTGCGGTCAGAGTCTCGTCGCAGGCTTGGGCAAAGGCTGCACCCGATACGTCCTCGACCATGATGCCGGATGCAGCTAGCTTGGCGGCGATCGCG